ATATTCCTGCTAAGTACAGTGGCGCTAACAACTTTATCTTTTCTGGTCATGGTGATCCTATTGATCCTTACACCTTAACAAAGGAATTTCCGTATGTCCAAAAAAGTAGTTCAGCCAACTTCTTCGACAGACTCCCAGAAGAACTCCAAAAACAAATCATCGAACACAGAAAAGGAGGAATGGACAACACTAACGTGGTGTGGTCGTCCTATCGCGATTGTCCCTTCTTCCCTCGTAAACTTGAAGCAGAATACAGACTCATCACAAACACCGGATGGTACCACAAAATGTACCAAATAATGGTAGCAGTTGCAGGTAATGCAATCAAACAAAAATATCCTATTACATCAAATGAAATCGCTAAGATGTGTCAAGAGCTAGATATGGAAACTGGCAATTGGTATAAGAATCGTCCACTTGATAAGGAAGCTGATCGTGCTCTCGAATATGTCTACAAAAATATCTAATAAAGTAGTTTACATTTAGAAGAAAATGTTGTATAATATAGTTATTAAATAAAACTAGGAGTTATAGTATGTTAAAAATTGAAAATCCTTCTAAACCAAATATCTACACTTTTGAAAAAACTGGTCAAAAGTTTTCTGTCTATATTAATAATAAACGTGATACGTTTACCCCATGGTTTCATGTATATGATTATGAACCTGGTGGTAAAAAGCTTGGTCAAAGATCTTATAAAACCTTTAAGCGTCGTGAAGATGCTATTGCTTGGGCTACTCGAATCTGTGAATTGCTTCCGGAAAAAGATGTCGGTAAAAATAAAAAAATAGAAGAAATTATTAAAAATGGTAAGCCCTTTGATCGTCAAGAATTTATAAGATCAGTTAAGGAAGCTCTTCTTACGTTTGAGCCAACTGCTTTCATTACTAGCTATCATGTGCTAGAAACTATGGGCCTAGTTACCGAAGATAAAAAATGGAATGACAAGATATATCGTGCTTGTTCTAGTATTAGACTAAATAATAAAAAATACGGTATAAACACAATTGACTGCGGCAGACCTAATAAAGCTTTTTCCTTAGGTGGTAAAGGTAAGCGCCCATCTCAATTATTTAGAGTGTTAGGAAAAGTATAAATGAAATACTCTCTCAAAATCCTTCAGCGTGCAGCTGAAATTCAGACAAAGAAATCGTCTGACTATCAAAACCCCAATTCACGGATTAAACAAGCTGACTACTATGTTCGTGGATGTTCTACTATTCTCGATACGATTCATGCTAAAGTTCTTCGCATGCAGTCTGTCATGGAAGCAATGGAGCATGATCCTGAATACAAACAAAACTTTGAATCACTCGAAGATTCATGTGTTGATCTAATTAACTATGCATCTTTCTTTGCCTCATATCTTGCAGGTGAAATGGAAGGTCAACACGTTGATCGTGATTTCCTTAATCGACCAAAGAAAGATGTACAAGATGAAAGTGAGTGATATTAGAGACCACTTTATGAATGAACTGAAAGAAGAAAGGTTCATCACAGATAAGAGCGGTCAAAAGACTATTGAGATGATTGGTGCTTCGTTTATTGCTGACGAACCAGCTATCTTCGGTACACCAAATGAGGAGTATATTGACGATGAAATCGAATGGTATCTATCAGGATCAACCAATATCAATGATATTTACAAAGGTGAACGAGAGCCTCCAGCAGCTTGGAAGCTCGCTGCAAATTCACATGGAGAAATCAACTCAAACTACGGATATCTCATCTTTGACGATAGATTCTTTCGTCAATATGATAATGTCATCAATGAATTGACAATCAATCCTGACTCTCGCCGTGGTTGTATGGTGTATAATCGACCTTCAGTATGGGTAGATCATTGTGATGGTGGTAAGAATGATTTCATCTGCACAAATGCCGTCACATATTATATCAGAGATGACGCACTACATTCTGTTGTGCAGATGAGATCAAATGATGTGGTGTTTGGTTATAAGAATGACTATGCATGGCAAAACTATTTGATTCATGTAATGTCAAATCAACTTGAACTTGAAATGGGTACAATCACGTGGCAAGTACAAAACTTACACGTATACGAAAGGCATTTTCATCTTGTCAAATAAATGGGATATCAGATTTCTTGAGCTAGCAAAGCAAGTATCGACATGGTCAAAAGATCCGTCTCGAAAGATCGGCGCAATCGCAGTTGATGATCGCAGTGTAGTGGCTCAAGGTTATAATGGTTTCCCTCGTGGTATCAAAGATCTTGAAAAGAGATACGGCGACCGAGAGATGAAATATAAGTTTGTAGTTCATGCTGAGATGAACGTGATCTACAATGCGACATATAATGGAGTATCACTTGATGGCACTACATTATATGTGTGGGGATTACCAGTTTGTTCTGACTGCGCAAAAGGCATCATTCAAACTGGTATAAAACGGGTGGTGATGCCCATACAGGATATTCCTGAACATTGGGTTGAACCATGGACTTTAACACAACTAATGCTTAACGAAGCAAATGTAAAATGGGAGTTTATCGATGTCACAAACACAGGAATGGATCAAACAGCAATTCGTCAAGGAACGTAATCCGGCTGTAACCATTTATTCTTTACAACAGCAAGTTGAAGAGATGTCGAAACGCATTAAAACCTTAGAAGAAGACATAGCTTGGAGGCAAAATAACGATGAAGTCCGTCCTTGATTTTTTATCAGGACACCAGCTGTCCGAGGATATCATTATCCTCGGGCAGTGTCCGTCCTCAAAAATAACACCAACAGCTAATGGTACATTCGCTCGACTCAAGAAGTGGATGACCACAGTAGGAGTGAGAGACTGGGATTTTCATAATGTCATACCAGATAAGATCAACTCATATGATATGAATGACGTAGATATTGAAGCACTATATAAGGCAGTCGAAGGCAAGGGTGTAGTCATTGCTCTTGGTGGGTTTGTTCAGAAAGTATGTAATAAACATGCTATAGATAATTACAAGATCGACCATCCGTCACCGCGGAATCGTAATCTCAATAATATGGAATATGAAGCAAATATGCTTCGCAATTTGAAGGAACACCTTGATGTCGCTAGAGCTAACGGAGTACTATGACGAATTCATTCGTTATTTCCACCTCGCAAAAGATCAACAAGTTAAATGTAATGTAGCAGATGAAGCACCTTATGGTATGATCCCACATATGGAGTCAAACATGGGTGATGACCTCATGCATTGGATTGAACTCTACGATGTAGTAGAACGTAAATATGCTGGTTTCTCTCAGATCATGAATGATGCATGGTCAGGATGGACAGAAGATCATCCCTATTGGAAGAAGATGGAAGCAGGCTTACACTCAGATCAACGTAAAGTTGTAGCCCAAAACTGGACTGGTAAACATAAAGACTTTGACCTACCAGAATGGCTATATCTGTTTATCTTGCATCGGGTATGTGGTTCTGCTATTAACTATGCCACTAAACCTTCTGGCTATCATAATACTCTTCTGTTTACCTTACACAAGGCTAAGAACATCGAAGAAATGATTTGGCATATGAAGAGACATACACAGCCATTCTATACTTCTGTTGGATACCAATTCCCTAAGTTTCCAAAACCACCTCAAGGTTCAGACTATAAAAGAGGTGGTGATTATTATCTTGCAGAGTATGCACCAAAACTTGCAAGAGAGATGGCCGAATGGTTACAAAGTTCGAATGAAAGAAAAGATCTTAGAGAGATCGGGGAATATATGGGGCAATGGAATGAACGAAATGGACTTAATAGGTACACATTTCAATATGCTGCTGTGGTTGCTGATGTTGCTGATTGGTATCCTCAGTTTGTTAATAAAGAATCTCCGTTTTATTATGGTACTAATGCCGTTGAGTGTATATCTTATCTTGCTCGTCCTACTGTTAAAATGAAGAAAGAACAGTTCCTCGACAAGGTGATGGAAAAGATCTATGCAGACACAAAGTCATATCCTTATAATGCAGAAGATGTCTGCTGTGACTTTATTCGTTGGGTCGAAAACTACATGAGACCAGGTGCACACTACTCTCATGTTGATATGGATACCGTCTTTTCATCGAGCAAGATCAAAGATCACCCGTTTGGTAGACAGAAGGCTATGCTCGAGCTTGGCCTTGTGAGTACATTTAATAATCGTAAGCATCATCCATCAGACGATACTGTCTTGAAAGAGGTTGGTATGACAATAGAGGAATATAAAGCTAAATGCGCCACGCTACACTAGAGTCTTTTATTGAACCAAGTGAGCATGCTATTACGTATGAAAATACAGTAGAGCCTATACTCAAAGGTGGTAAAGTCTCGAACCATCTACTTGAAAACTGGCCACTCGAAGAACGAATTCAAAAGTTCTTTGAGTTTTGTCGTGCATATGATATCCGCGAAGAACCATTACTCAAATCAAACCCCCAACAGTTCTCTCACCGATTGCACTGGGATGAGATGCCGTATGTTGATGAGATGAAAGATGAAAAAGATTTGAAGACTCTTTTGCATCATACTATTGTATGGTCGTTCAGTAATGAACATTGGCTAACATTTAGGACTCTACGTGACAAAGGTGTTGATGCACTCAAAGAACGGTTCTTGACCGAGAGGCATGCCCGTTCTGATCTTTTTCAGATATATTATCCAAAGGGTACAGTAGTTCGTGATTGGTTATGTACAGTACCGCAACAGATAGCCGAAGAGTGCTATGGACTACTACAGACGAATAGACCACTTAAGATGATGGAGTTGGCTACTAAGCTAGAGAGACATACGAAGGCAAACCATGGGTTTCGTAATGTGATGTACCCATATAAAAACCTATCTCGGCATATTGCCATGGCACGACCTGATCTCGTAGATCCAGAATCATGGGTCACACCAGGTACACTCTCATTCTATGGTCTATGGCAAATATTTGGTGGTAAGAATTTATTTGGTAAGACAAAATTTGAATTAGATGAAAGTACTGGTGATTATAAGCCAGTTAGTCCACAGGCTGAGATGCTAGTAGAACAGTTTAACACACTTGCTAGGCATCCTGATAATCCTATGCAACGTCAATACAATATTAATATTGAAGATAAGGCATGTATGTGGTGTAAACATCTATTCATCAAACACGGTGTGAAGTCAACGACCAAAAAGATACCATACGAGTGGATATATCCTAGAGATTTTTCTCTAAAAAAGAGTGTACAAACCAGTCAAACTTTGGTATAATATACCCATGTCACACGATAAACACATTATTGATAACGTCAATAAAGATGTCGAAGTACTACGTCTTGATGGTGTCACAGATCGACATGAAGCAAAACAATATTATCTCGACTTAGCAAGTAGTTGGGAAGATCCTAATCCTGATCCTGTAGTGGAGACTTATGATGGTGTACGAGTTGTACGAGATGATTTACTCACTGGTAGTAAAGTACGAGGTGGTGATTGTCTTATTAGCGGCCTTAATCAGTCTACTCTTGTTTACGTCCAGCCTAGAACGGGTCTTGCCGGCGTATCTCTCTTGGACGTGGCACAGCGGCACGGAAAGCGTGTTAAGCTTTTTATGCCAAGTTCGAAAAGAATCTCGCACCACCAAGCTTGCTGTATTGAGCGCGGTGCTGAGTATGAGTTTCACCGTGTTGCTGCTATGCCGAATCTTAATTCGATAGCAAAGAAGTGGGCGAGTGAACAAGAAGACGCATATTTTATTCCTCTCGGTTTGAAGCATGAGTTAGTGACGGCTGGCTTTGTCAAAGTCGCTTCAAAGATTCCAGCTCCCGAAGAGGTATGGACGGTGGTGTCAACAGGTGTATTACACCGAGCCTTGCAAATTGCTTGGCCTGACACCACCTTCCATGCTGTTGCAGTAGCACGTAACATGAAAGATGGAGAGGTTGGGCATGATCGAATCATCTCTGCGCCTGAGCCCTTTCAAAGGGCTATCAAAGAATCTGAGATGCCACCTTTTCCAAGTGTGGCGACTTATGATGCAAAGTGTTGGAGATATATCCCTAAGAATAGTGGTAGGGATATATTATTTTGGAATGTAGGCACTGAACCAGTGTTAAAAGACGAATCAATATACGAGACTGTTGATTCATATAGAAAGTGGGCTAAAGATGAAGAAAGTACTAGTCACGGGTCTGGGACCAATCTCGAACAAAATCCATTCGCATAAGGCTGCACAGGCTATAATCTATGCAGATCAGCTAAAACACGCTGGTATGGATGTAACGATTAATCTTGTCAGTAATAAGATCAAAGATTATAGTCCATACGAAGAGATTTATTTTTATCATGGATCAGATTGGAGTGGAAACCTCAATCTGTTTGGTGGTATCCAAGCATATCCTAATAGAGAATATGTTTCGGCATTGTCTCATTTCAACGGTAAGATTAAATCTATCATCGTTGATTTTCCTGACTATGCAAACATGTTTACTGATCGTCTGAACAAGGCGAGTATGCACTGGGATGATGTCCATTGGGGTAATCTTCGTAAGTTACAAGTAGAAGCCGAAACTGTAGATCCTAATATGGTAAAGAGATATCGTAACATTGCCTTTGGTGATAGTCATGCCATCTGTATGTACCGGCCCGGGTGGGAGAATGTCTCTGTGCCTTTCTCTACTCTACATGGATCAATCAACCGGGGGTTTGAGTCATTTATACCAGAAGGTGGTGAATACGATCTGATCGAAACATACTTTGGTAATATTGATATTCGTCATCATTTGTGTAGGTTTGATAATCCAATCGAAGAAGCCAAGAAATTGGCGGATAGATATGGTAGTGAAGTAGATCGTATGCGTTCAGTTTATAAGGCTGACGTCACAGCATGGGAACCATTACCTATTGAAGACGTATCTCGTAAGATCCCTAAGACTGGTTGGTACAAAGGTACTCCTTTCTATGGTACATGGGAACAACGCAATGATGTACGCAATGCATTCACCGAGAGATTAAAATCACATACTCAAGTGTTTGAATGGACTGACAAACTGTTAAATCCGATTGGTCAGCTAGACTTTGGTTCTATGGAGAAACCACAGTCAGTGCACCTATCACGTGAATCTTATCCTCATTGGCAAGGTAAGTCATGGACCGAAGAAGAAATTTATACGGCAGAAGATAATACACTCGAAGCGTTCTTTGCCTAGTGTACATTCGACGCAAAATGTGGTATAATAAGATATTAAATCAAGGAGTATACGTATGAGTATAATGGATAAACTAAAGAAGAACAGTAAGATCAAAGAGACAGAAGTCCTTTCTGAATCAAAGTTCTTCAACGATAAAGATATGATTGCTACGAGTGTTCCTATGTTGAACGTAGCTCTGTCTGGCTCAGTAGATGGAGGCCTAGCACCTGGTCTGACAGTACTTGCTGGACCATCTAAACACTTTAAAACATCGTTTGCCCTTATCATGGCTTCGGCATACCTAAAGAGATATCCTGATGCAGTGATGCTATTTTATGATTCAGAGTTTGGTTCTCCTC